GAGCGGTATGTCGGTTCCTGTGCTTCTGTTGCACCACGTATCAAATAACCTTTGAGGAGTCGCCAAGAAGTCTTTCATCAAGAAGCGCTGTTTTAAGGCACCACTCTCCGTCGGCTTCATGTCTATCAAAGCATGAGGCATATACTGCCTACGCTCTAGCGACCTCAAGGACGCAAGATCGGGACCCGAGTTTCCCCGGAACTGATAGCGGTAAGGCTTACCATCAGCATCAAACCCATCTTGGGTACGCGTTACGTCTCGCTTGGAACGGTACTGTAGTGCTTGTACCGCCCATCCTTCCCATCCGGCACGCTTCTTACGGCGGCCGGCTGGTTCAGGAGTGACTTCATCAAAAGTGCCGATGAAGGCTCCATCACCTACGTCTTCCGACATCAGTCGGGGACGGCGCCACTTGCGTGGTGCGTGTGAACGTATCCACTGAAGGAAAATGTTCACATTTTCAGGACAGCAAATGCCCGGGTGACGATTGAACCAACGATAGACGTTGTTGTGAAGGAGGAACAGCCTGTCAAGATGCGTTACAGGCTCGCGAACGTAAAACGGTGTTACATCATCTCCGGCAAAGTAGTGGCCCCCGCAACTTTCGCGGAAAGGCCCGGACCAGAAACTCTTGTCCGGGTTGACCACAAACCCTGCTTTCCTAAGATACGTCATAGCTAAATCCACCATCCCCGAAGGGATAATGAGATCGTCGCCGTAGACGTAGAGACGATGGTCCGTCTCTCCACTGAGTTCAGACACTGCCCGAAGGAGGCCATAAAAGATCAGGCTTTCCAACTCGAACGTAAATCCATTACCCATAGAAGAGAACTTTTCAAAGACGACAAGGTGTTCTTGCTCCTCGCGGCCTTCTCCAAGCTTGTAGAATCCGACAGGCGAACGGCAGGTATTAAGTGCCTCAAACCAATCGGGGCGCAGCAGGTACTCAACGAGGCGGTATGAAACCGTGTCACTGGCCATGGAAAGGTCCAGTGTCGCTAATTCCCCAGTGATGGAACCAAGGGCCGCTAGGAAGCGGTTCGTCCCTTGATCATCGAGGTCCTGCTTTACTCTTTTCAACCTTCTGCGGAGGACCCCACCAAGCGCTTTCTGGAGATACATGTTCCAGTCCGGCTCGATGCAAATCGTGCGGTCGGTTTTATAGTTCTTCGGAACCCAATCCAGTTTATTTCCAGCTGCGATTTCGCAGCCCGGACTCTCGAGCCTACTGTAAAGCAGAGGCATCGCGTCAAAGACGCTTTGAAGAGGACTGGTGGCAGTTAGTGTAACGTGTGGGCATCCAGCCCACTTATTCGATCGATGGCCGTCGCGACGCTTGAGGCGTGTTGTAGCCCCAGGGCCAAAATCCGCGTACTGCAATATCGCTTCCCAACCAGGAAATGCCCCAGTAACCCGCCCAATGATGGCGCGGGCCCGGGCGAACACGGCTTGATCCTCTTGCGAGGCGTCATCGTGAAGCATGTCCCGGTCCTCCAGCCATGCGGCTGGTTGACCAGAAGGGAGCGGTTCAAACTTGCAGTTGGTCAGGGCACAAAATATCTCCCCTTCCATGAAGCGGGTCTCCGCTTTTCTCCTCTTTGCCGGGGTCTTAATCCCGTCATCGAACTTGGAGTACATCTCTTCGCTTAAGTAATTTATCGCGAAGCGTTCGGCTGCAGTGGTAGTACTACTATGCCACTGGGCGTCACAAGGTCCTGGCCCGTTGAATCGGACTTCAGACCCGACGATGCGGAAGAGCTCGGATGTAAATTGAGCGAGATCGAACCTGACACTAACGTTATCCCCCCGATTACGAGGAGAAGAATTGCTACCCATGAGATAACTCCTAGAGTGAGCCACCCAACCAGTTGTACTGGGTTGAGCGATAGCACCGTCGTACTTACGGCGATGCTTCCTGACAACCGAGCCATCACGCCGCCTTTAGGCGACGAACGGCGCGAACTGCTTCGCTTGACCGCGAATCGTGGAGTTCACCCCAAGATTCGACAGCAACACGAACGAGTCGTTA